CGCTAACGCCGTTGCCATGCGCTTGGTAATACCTCTGACATCTGAATAACTCATCGCCAAACGACCGATGCTCAAACGGCGTGGCCTGTTCGCCTACCTCAAGCTGGACTCCGGTTATAAGCCATTCATTTGCTGTATTGTCAGCAATATTTACTGTCTGACTTGGGGCTTCATTTGCAATGGCATATGCTTGCCAGTCTGTAGGTGTTGTTCCAGATTGCCTTTGAGAACCTACCCCTAAATAAAACAGAGAACGTAAACCTTCTCCATTGTCATTATTCATAGTGCCACCCGTATCTCCCGGTATCGACACGCTTTTGAACTCCCAAGTATTTGCTGAATTAATTGTGTATGTAGAATTTACTGCTCTTGCTCCATCAGAAGCAAAGTGCATAATTTCATAAGTTCCAGTTTTGTTTGACTTGACGTAAAAAGATAGCGTCATAGCCTTTGCACCACTGGCTCCATAACCAAGTTGACGCAGTGTTTGTGCCTCTATTTTTTGTTGCACTACCATGTAATCACTAGCGGCAGGAGAAGCATCAGCGGTAGTGCAATCTACTTTAAAAGAGTTACTAAACCCGGTTGGTGCATCTGTGGATTGCGAAATGGTAAATGTACCTAAACCTGACAACTCCAAATGCCATCTATCACAAGCATGATATCCGTTTCCTGTAACACTAGCTGTACTCGTACCCCGCTGCGCCACCTGCATCGCACCGTTGATGACAAGGTTCCTGCCTGTCAGGCCACCGGCATCTGCCGAGCCGGCCAAGTCTGCGAATTCTCTAGCTCTGCTCATGATCCTGACTCCAATGCTGCGACCTTGGTTTCGAGGGTTTCGATCTTGGCAATCGCCTCTTTCAGTGCGCCGGTCAGAAGCGGCACCAGCTTGCTCTGGTCGATGCCCTGATAAACAGGGTTGTCTTCGGCATCTACCTCATTATGTGTGCCGGTGATTGCTTCGGGGACAACGGTCTGCGCTTCGTGTGCAAGAAAGCCGTCAACCGTATTGTCTGCATCTTCAAGGAAGTTGAAACGCTTTGGCGCAAGTTGCTTCACACGGTCAATAGCGCCAGTCATGTCAGCTACGTTTTCTTTGAGGCGGTGGTCGGAGGATGTATTGAATGAAGTGTTAGTAGTAGTAACGCTGATGCCACCAACGTTAGTGCCATTCCGACCAAAACCGATAACCTGACCGTTGTCGTTGTTTCTGTTGAAAAATGACCACGCGCCATTCACAGAGGAAAAAATGCGGCCAGTGGGATTCATACCAAGTCCCGCTGTGGTGTTGCCATTACCGGGTTGTGTCGTTGCGGTTTGTCCTAACAGCAAAGTTCCGGCGCTGTTGATACGCATACGTTCGTTCGTGCCAGTTTCAAAACGCATGTTAGTATCGCCGCTGAGAATCAAGTCAGCATCGCTAGTGCCACCACCAGTGATCTTGGTTTGAGCGTCAGTACCGAACTGAATTGGTTCTGTAACAGTTACTCTGCCGTCATCGTTGATAGTGAAGACTTCTACATCAGACCCACTAGAGGCTGACACTGCTTGAAAGATAGGAAAGTCTCCAGAGTCGTTTGCTTTAATCCTTACCTTCAGACCCTTTGCTGAACCGTTGTCATTATCAAGGATTGCTTGAAAACCTGCGTTCTCCTTCTTTACCTCAAAGGGTACTGAAGGAGTGGCCCCAATGCCGACTCCGGTGCTGTCTATAGTCACTTGGTCACTGCCGCCGACCTTGAAATCAATCTGGTCGTCAGTGTCAGCCGTAATGCTAGTGTCAGCGTCAGCGTCCAGCACAAGCTCTGTGCCGTTGAGGTCAAGGCCGGTAGTCGTGCCACTAAAGACTACATCGCCAGAGAACGTGCCGCCATTGAGCGACGACACAGTATCAGCCACCGTGAAGATGTCATAGACCACGACCTCGACCACATCCCCGTTAGCCAGGGCTGCAAGGCCAGCAATGGTGTTGGCTGTGCTAGTGTTGTAGTCAGTGCCAGCGACTAGCAGGACGCCGTTGAGGAATACATCGACATATGCACCATCGCTGAACGCTAGTGTCGTGCCGTCGTCGCTGGAGCCACTGACGCTAGTGCCACCACCACTGGTCTGCGTGTAGTAGAAGCGTGAGCGGACGCCAGTGCCGTCAGGTGATTTGCCGATGTATGCCATCTATTGGCTCCTATGGTGTCTCTTGACTGTCTGCAAAAGTCTCGTAGGCAGATTTGATGTCTGATGTCCACACGGCGTTGCACACTGCCTGTACAGATGCGTCTTCACCGCTGATGTCGGTATCGCCCCAAGTGTCGCCAGACTTAGTGCGGCATTGCAGAACGTGCCGGTGATAGTTACGGCTGATCTCCACGCCATCATCCTTGATGACGGTTGCTTGGCGAACCTGCACAGCTTTGTATGGGCCGCGAATTTCACAGTCGTATTCATATTCTTTTGTCAGTGCCATTGTTTACTCCTCTATTTACCGTCGCTGGCTACGACCTGTCCGACCCGCACCGGCTGGTGGGGTTATGCTGAAGCACGATAACATCCGCTCATAATTATAAACTCCCCACCAAGATTGCCATTAGTGAGAAATCCAGTGCTTGAGGTATTGGAGCAAAACAATATTTCATCCGTGCCATTTGTTACTTGCCCTATAAACCCATTTGACGCGCTGCCTTCTTTTCTTCCTATGATATAAGAATGGCCGTCCGACGTTGATACGCCGCTTGCAAACGGTAGGCTGAGCTTTGCGGTGTTGCTGTCTGATGTGGCCGGGTATGTGGCATAAAAGTTAAAGAACACCAAGCGTCCAATTTTCACATAGTATGCTTGTTGCGTGTTAGTGATTGACAACGACGCAACGCTTTTATTGGTAACTGTCCAAGTACCCTCCTCATAGTCATCCAGCGCGTTTGCCGCTGCCGTGTCGCCGTTGAAGGTGATGCCGTTATCTGTAACTCTTGCCCTCTCTGAGCCGTTTGTTTCAAATGTGATTTCACCGTTGTTGTCAGAGGTTTCTGCTACCAGCTTCAAAGTACGGTTTACCGTCGCAAACTTCATCCCAAGGCGGAAAGCAGAGCCGTCTTGAAACTGCGTCCCAATAAAGTTATCAGCCCAACCAACAGTAATGTCCCCATTCTGCACTTGAAGCGCGGCGTCCATCGACGTTGTGTTGATGCCCACCCGATTGTTGGTCGCATCGACCTTTAGGGTGTTGGTGTCAACGGTCAGATCGCCAGCAATCTCTGCTTCTGTGGCGCTGGTGATGTCGGCTGGTCTCACTCCGAGGTATGGCATCAGGTGATCTCCATAACAGATAGCGCAACATCTACTGCGCCCGTGGCTGAAACCTTGATTTCGTCTGTCGTCTCCAGAACCACTTTGTTGCCCGATAACAGCTCTAATGATGACCCGGCTGGAATGGGTGCGTTGGTCACTAGCTCGACCGCTTGGTTGGCCTCGTCATTTGCGCCAGCTCTGGCAGCGGTGTCGCTGTTCAGCGTGACCGTCGATGTCACCTGGCTTCCTGTTGTATTGCCCAGCACTAGGCCCAGGACCACTGTCGTGGTAGAGCTGGCCGCTGTATAAATGACATCCAGAGATGTGACCCCGGCTTTCGTTATGACTTTGAAGGTGTTGGCCATTTGTTTCTCCTCTTAGCCAAGTGCGATGGCCAAGGCTGTGGCCTCGTTGGCCACTGCGGCTGTGGCGAAAGCCGTGGTTGCGATTTTGGTGCTATTGTCTCCCGCGCTCTGTGTAGTGGCCGTGGTGGTGCTGGATATGCTGCCGCCGCTGATTGTCTTGTTTGTCAGCGTCTGTGTCGCTGACGTGCCAACAATCTCCTGGTCTGACCCAGCGGGAAGGGTCAGGGTATTGGTGACTGACGCAGAATGTGGTTGCGCCTTCACTGTCTGGCCGTGACTATTAGATTCACAATTCAGGACTATAGAGCCGGGATTGCTGTTGCCCTTGACCACGACCTTGCCGTTGCCGTTGGGCGCTAAATCAAGATCGCGGTTTGACACAGTCACGATGTCGAAGTTGTTGGTGTCCAGGTCGGCCCCGAGCTGCGGTGAGGTATCGCTGACGACATCGGCCAAGCCACTGCCGGCCGGTCCTTGCGGCCCTTGCGGCCCGGTGGCTCCCTGTGCGCCTGTTGCCCCCTGTGAGCCTGTAGCTCCTTGTGGCCCCTGCGCTCCAGTCGCCCCTGTAGCGCCAGCCGGTATGCCAAATGCAAAAGCGAATGTGGCTGCTGTAGACGACCCGGTATTGGTGACGGTCACGGTCGGCGTTGCGCCAGCACTAAGGCCACTGGCAGAAATGGTGCCGACCGACATTGTTCCCGCTGGCCCCTGCGCTCCAGTGGCTCCGGTTGAGCCTGTTGCGCCAGTTGAGCCTTGGGGGCCAGTAGCCCCAGCCGGAATGCCTAGAGCAAACGCCGCCACGCCATTTGACACACTCACTGATGCGGTGGGTGATGCGCCGGCTGACAAGCCGCTGACACTGACCGATGCGTCGGTCACTTGCTGGATTGCTTCCGGGTTGCCGGTCGAGCTGTTGAAGGCTAGAGCTTTGCCGGCCCTGGTTGCCTTGGCTGGCAGTGTCATATCGATGTTAGTGGGGTCATTGACCGGGGCAAGTAGGGCGCGGCTGTCGCGCTCTTCCCGATCGCCGATAAGCATGGTCTGGGTATCGAAGTCTGATTCCAGCGAGGCTGCGGTGATTGTACCACCGGCGGTGTAGACAGATGTCCTGGCTGCTGGCACGTCCGAAAGTATCGTCACTATAGCCGCGTTGGCCGGGATGTTGCCGCCAGTAAACTTGATGCGGCCCGTACCGTCGGTGTTCAGGCCGGCAGCATTGGAGCTGTTCACGACGTTGTAATGGCTGCTTGCAGTCTTGAGCGCGCCATCAACATAGACCTTCACGTCCGTCGTGGCATTGACCTGGAAGCTGAAGTCGAAGGCATCATTGCTGCCGTCGCCGGTTGCAACGACGCGCCTAACCTGATCGTTCACACTAAAGGTAGCCATGCTTCATCCCCTACATCTGGTCTTTGTACACTAAAATTATTCAAAAGTCATGGTCCTGAACTCTAGGTCCGGGAACTCCTTCTTGAGTCGGATACGGGCATTCTTACGGCGCGTGGCCGTGATGTTAGACATCTCTTGAAATTTATCGTCATCCGACATGGTGCTGTAAACGGCACCGGCCTCACTTGTTGGATCGACCAAGCCATTCAATGCACCGAGCAAAGTGTCGCCGGCGTCATAGCCAAAGTCACCAGGAAGCCGGCCACCATTGCGCGATCCGTCCACCTCGTTGACGAGCTGAACAAAACGGTCATATTGATCGGCGTTGAGACGGACGCCATCCACCCGGTCGCTGTGTCGTGTGGTAACTACACCAATCCCAGTCTCCGACAGCCGGATGATCTCTAGGTCCAGCGGCGTATATTGGCCAGACTGTACCCGCACCGGGTTGAATGTTTCGTCTAGCCGGCCTTCGCCCTGGGTGAGGGGTCTGCCCCACCAATCACGATTAGGTTTTAGGTCTGCACTGAAATATGGGTTCCGGGCCTTGGCTTTCTGCAATGCGCTATAGAAGCCCTGCAAGATCATCGGTGATTCAGTGATGTAGTCGCCGCCCAGAATGTCAGGCGTATACCCAGCCGGCAGCTTGCTACTACTGGCCATCGGATCGTTCAGGCGCTCCAGTGTGGCCCCAAAGCTGGTCTGCCCGACCAGCGGGTACTTGCCATCGGTCAATGTATTAGCCGCATAGCTGGCCATGCCAAAGGTAGCGCGGTCCACGTTGCCGATGACATTGGTGCCGACATTCCCAGCTTGCTCACCGGCGAACTTGCTCATCCTCGCGAACAGCTCTTCGGTCGTACCACGCCCTTGCACCGCCGATGTCAGCTCACTAAAGCCCTGGAGGAATGGCATGTTGGTCGCGTACTCTGCCGCTGACAGCGTGTAAGCCTTGGCCATTAGCGATAGCATCTCTGGGTCATCTTCATATCTGGCGTATTCAGCCATGTCGGCCCCCATCGCCAGCATTGCTGACAACGGATCGAATCTGCTGAAGCTCAAGAAACGATAGCTGCCGTCCTCTTGTTTGAAGCCAATAGAATAGGGTGGAACATTGGCAGACCGGCTGACGCCTTGTCGGGTGGCAAACTCCTTGCCGAGCCGGCCAGTCACGATGATGTCATCGCCATAGTAGCCGGATGCCAAACCGTACATCGTCATTGCTACAGTATTTCCGACCGCCAGCTTGGCCAGTGCATCATCGAACTCGACGCCGCTGATAGGTTTGTTGCCGCCCGGCAGTAGCTTACCACCAGGCGCGTTCTGTTTGATGTACCGATAGATCGGCGAGAAGTTGAGCGTTCGATCAAAGGTCTGCTGCACGATATTGGTCGGTGTGTTTACGAACGGCACAATAAACCGAGCGCCGGGTATCGATGAAATGGTTCTGGCAGTGTCGCCAAAGAAACCTTCCGGCGCGTTTTGGAACGTCATCTGCCGCGCTTCGTCTTTCATCATCTTCTTGATGGTTTCATCAGGTTCACTGAACATCCGCACATAGGCTTGCTCTGCTATGGCCTTGGCATCTTCGCGAGATGCACCGGCGCGTCGGGCATTCTGGTAGGCCATCTGGCTGGCACGGTAGCTTTCACGGTACAGCACCCGTCGCTGGGTGATCACCTTGAAATATTCATCCTCCGACGCCAGGAACCGGCCGGGTAGCCTGGTCGCCACGCCCAGCGTATCAATCGCTGATTTAGAGAAGTCGCCTTGAGCAAAGCCAGCAGCTATTTCAGCCAGGTTGTCTGTGCTGCCAAATGACCGACGTGACCGCAGATCGATCTTTGACACAAGGTCGGAGCTTTCGCCGGTGATCATGGTCTTGCTCATCAGAAGGAATGCGTCCTTCTGGGCCATCATCAGGCCATGCGCCTCGGCCAACGCCTCGCCCATATATCGCTGATCACCGGCCTCACCGACCCTACCGCCCAGGGTCCGCACGTTGCCAATCATGCCGGCCACACCGCGCTCTAAGCCTGTCTGTATTTGAAACACAGCATTGCCGGCTATATTGACGACGTGGGTGGTCGGGCTGGATAGCAGCGCGTTTACATATTGCTCCATAGCAAAGTCGTAGGTCTTTGCTGCGAAACCTTTCTCGATATACTTGGCTTTCGCGGCTGGGGAGCGCAGTGTGAGTATATTGTGGAAATGATAGTCAGCGACGCCTTTTTCCATTTCGTTGACAAATTTATCTAACTGAGCGGTATAGTCAGCCACGTCATAATCTAGCTTTGATATGTTCCTGACGACTGCCAGACCACGGCCATACTCTGAAATGTTGCCGGATACTTGAGCGCCTAAATTCACTTGAATTGTGCCTAGAAGGCGCATCCGTTTTAAAATGTCTTGTTTCAGCTCTTCTGTTTCAGCCTTCTTTCCTTTGACGGCCAACGCTTCTATTTCTTGGCCAAACTTAATCATAGCAACGATGCCGCCCAAGACATGCTCTGGCGGGGCAACGTCAATCTGTCCGGTTGTTTTGTTTACCTTCCTATTTAACAAACGATAAATGATTGGCTCATAACCGGTGGCTTTGGCCATCAGCATCAGCTCTTCCATAGACTTGGAGTCACGACGGAAGTAGGCAAACAGCTCTTTGTTGTTCTCTTTAATGTTTGTCAGGACGCGCTCAAGATTGAAGGCTTCATCGCCTGTCTTGAACATGATTTCATTGAAGCTGTCTTCGCCGAATATTTCACCGATGCGGCCCAGGTCCAGCCCCTTGCTGATGCCGGTCTTTTCTTTCAGCGTTTTGTTTAGCAGCTCCAGCTCTTCGTTGGGCATGGCCTTGATGACAAGGTCACCAGTCTCCATGCGCGTCACTGCCTCGTCAGGTATCTCCTGACCATAGGTCCGGGCTTCAGCTTTGCGGGTAGCTTCGGAAAGAGCATCGACAGCTTTTTGTACGATCTTAACCATCGGGAGCCTCCTGCGGAGGCCCGTCCGCTACTGGTCCTTGACCTCGGTATTCTTGGTTGATGTCGGCGTTTCGCGTGAATCCGTATCGCTCGGAGAAGTCTCTGTCGACTTCATCGATCCGCGCGGTGAGCTTTGAGATGAGACTGCGAACTTTCCGTTGAAGATCGGGTGATCCTGCGGAAGATGCTGCTCTGATATAATCTTCGCCATTTTTGTTAACGCTCCAATCGTTACCGACGTAGCCCTCTTGGGCATTGAACGTACCCAGTTTTACTCCAGCATCGTCATCTAAGTCCAGTCTTTCGACAGCTTGTTTTACCAGTGCGTGGAACTCGGCATTTGTCCGAAGCATATCGTCGGAGAACCATGTGTCCTCCATTGCTTTGCTGCCGTCTTTGTTCTTTCGTGCAAATGCAAAGTTGATTAGGCGCACACCACCAGGCGCTGCGATCGGGTTATAATCTGTGTGGCCACTCAATTCAGCCATGATTTCACCGAGCTGCTTTGTTTCGCGCTCTGAGAACTGTCTTCCAATCTCAATCAAGACGCCCTGGGAATCTGTCTTAGTCGCGTTGTAGAACGGTCGATGGAAACCAACGCCGTCCTGTTTCATAACCACGCCCCGAACTGCGGCATAGGCATGCATTAAATCCAGAGCGCCTGGCTCGACCTCTCCATACTTTGTGCCGCCAGCTTTCGGTATCGCCAGCTCGGTCTGTGTGCCAGGGCTAACCTTGCCCTCAAAGTATCCCGGTGCTTCAAAGTCACCTGGCGTTGGGATGCCCAGCTCTTTGGCTACAAGGTCATTACCGTCTTCATCAAGGAACACCTTTGAAACAGCGACGTGATATTCCTGCTGTACTTCGTAGGGGGCATCGAACATTTCTGGCAAATGGTTGCCGGTGCGCCCTGGTATGCTCTCCCAGCTTATCTGCGCCTTGTTGTTAAGCAGCGCATCAGAGTAATCAAAGGCAGCGTCTGCAACGCTAGTGCCTTCATCTTTGGCTTTGTTAGCCACCCAGATCGCCGCCTGAACTTGCTGTGGCTCCCAACCCAAACGATCTGCAATGCGCTTTGTTTCCTCTTCTACAAAGGTATATTGGGCATCGGTTGGTGAGCCACTATAAGGACTTCCATCCGGGTTTTTAAATCCAAACGCCCTCATCATCCAGATGTCTGCGGTAACGCCCTGTACCTTTGTCGGGTCAATTTCTCTCATAAGATTGATGTAAAAGTTATTTGTTTTGCGGCCTTCCCAATCAGTGCCTTCAAAAACAGCTTGGACCCTTTTGCTCATCGCAGCCGGGAAGCGGCCAGTCTTTATTGGCCTGCCGGCTTTGAATTGGGCGTATGCCCGTAGCGCATGATCAAAGTTAGGTTTCACGCCCGTGGTAGCCGACGTGATTGCAATCGCTTGCACTAATTTTTCTGCTTCTTCCTTGTCGCCGCCGAGCGCATCCAGAATAGCTTTGCCGCTACGCTCATACCAGAAACGACCTGGCTCACCTTCCTTTGCTGCGGCTTCTAGATTCACACGCAGCGTGTCTAAGGTTTTTTGTGAATTGATGCCTGGAGGAGCGCCCACCACCTGACCAGATTTGCGAACCTTGCGGCCGGCATAGGACAGTGCCTTGTCAATGGCCGTCTCCATGTCGCCACCAGCGGCGAGGGTGGTGGAGCCGGCAGCGTCATCCAGCCGTGCCTGGGCAGCTTCACCCGCTCTGACCACCCCCGACCTGATCGTATCAACGCCGCCTTTAGCAACAGCGGCTGCACCCGGTATACTGAAAAACGATGAGCCTTCAGCGACATCCAGCATCATCTTTTTGTCCTCTTCGCTAAAGCCAGCGTTGTTGACGATGTCTGTGTAGAGGCCCAGGAACCGCTCGGAGCCGATTGCTTCGGAGATGTCGGTCATGGTGGTGGTGAAGGCTTCCAGCCGGCCCTGATCGCCGGGAAACAGTGCGCTGCCCAGACCGCCGATCAAAGACACTAGATCACCGGGCAGACCGGCCGCACCAGCCACTAGGCCGGCCCCGGCACTGCCGACAGCCTTGGGCAGATCAGCCAGACCCTCTTTGATGTTCTCCATCGGTGTGCCGTCACGGGTCATCCGGGGTGCATCGCCACTGGGATAGAATGCTTGGCCCTCAACCCGTGGCACCTCCAGCGATACGCCGCCTTCCTGAATCTTGAACTCATGGCCCAGCTCTCTGGCTTCATGGCTCTCGCGTCTGGCTTGGAAAAGGTCAATCATTGCTCGACCTCCGAGGCTTCCTTGAGATTTTTGATGAACCCGGCAATAGAAGCATCACTGATATTTCTTAAAGCTGGAATGCGCTCTCGTACCTCAAGTCTCTTCTGTGCTTGGAGAAAATCAATCACAGACACAAAGTCTCCATCTTCAAACTTGTCCTGCCCTATGGCTTGAAGCTCTTTCTCAAATCCGTTCACCAAGTCAATGATTCTATTGCCTGAAGTGATTTTTATTTTGTTTTCAACTTCGATAATCGCGTCACCCTCATCGGTGATTAGCTCATTGGCGATTGCGAAGGCATCGTAGTTCTGACCAAGTTGGCGTGCTTCAGTTAGGCGTCTTTCTAGCTTGCCTCGCAGTCGCGCAAAAATCTGAGCTTTCTGGAAGTTGGGGTCAGTGTCTTTGATGGCAGTATAGTTTGTCGGCAGCTCAAACAATCCGCGCATGAACGCGGCCGTTTCAGAGAACTCCTCGTTTTCAATTTTGTTTGCCTCGCCTTGGAAATATTCAATGTCCTTGTTGCTCAAGGTGCCGTTGGCAACAGCCGCCGCCACATTATCAAATGACAGCTCGGCACTTGATATTAGATTGACCAAGGCGTTGCGAACGTCTGGATCAGACACTGTTCGACGACGGCCGGCTTCGATGAACTTCTCTTCAAGGTTCGCTGCTTCTAGTGGATCATTTCGGCGAAGGGCGTCGATTGCGGTTTTGAAAGCCTCGGTGTCACCTTTACCCATTGCGGTGATCACGGCAGCTTTAAGTTGGGGCAGCGCAGCTTCAGACTTTGCATTGACGTTTGCCTGTTCGTTCTCCTCAAAATTGATCTGTTCGCTGCGTAGCGTCCGTAGCTCTTTCGCTATCTCGCTGTTTGACATGCCCATGCTTTTCAGGAGCTGGACAGAGTTTCTGACGCCGATGGGTGTTTTGCCACCAAGTCTATTTGCCTGCACGTCCGAGATAATTGCGACCGGGTCTGGCTGGGCAAAGGTGGCGTCGGTCAGGACTTGCATGGCGGCAGTCTTTTGCGTGGCATCCATGTTGTCCTGGAAGGTTCTGATTTCTGAACCAGACAGGAAGCTGACTGATTTTGTCGTTTGCTCTTGGCGCTTTTTCTCAATGGCGTCCACGCCACCTTGGCCGGTCAGGAGATCGCCGATTGCTTCGACACTGAATATTGTTTCGTGCGCCTGTAGGAAGCCGGCTTCCAGTCGCTCGTTGTTTTTTTTCACATAGGCTTCTAGGTATTTGTTGAATTTGCTGTTGGCAGTGATGGCCGCTTGGGCGCGGAACTTACGCGCCACGCCGGGTGCATTCTCATCTAGGACCGCCGCATAACCGGCGTTGATTGTATCTAACGCATCAGCGAAGGACTGCGGACTGAAGTCTGTGACGTCGTTATCAGCAGCCAGCTTGGCGCGGCGCTCATCTGTCATGGTTTGGTCGTTGAGGGCCACGTCAAATACTTGGGCTAGATTCGACATCCGGTTTGTGGCTAGGGCGGTGATTTCGTCATCGGCGATTGCCAGAGCTGCCTTGCGGACTGACCGGCCATAGACCGTGGTGTCATCACCGGGCAGCTCCAGCTCTTCGCCCGACGCATAGGCTTCGTTGATTTGCTGCGGGGTAGGCGCGTTTTCTGCCCCGTATTCAGCGCCTTCAATCCTAGCTTTGTCGGCGGCTTGGTTCAGGAAGAAGGACGATAGCCGGTCCAGTGAGCTGGCAAGCTGCGACAGCCCCTGGGCCTGAACGCGCTGATTGGTAAAGTCTACACGTTGAACCCGTGTGACCCGGTTGGTTTCTCTGAGCCGTATGGATGTCGGTTGTCTCGCCATCAGGTCACCGTTGTGCCGCTACCGGTAAACCCAGCCGTCGGGTAGACTTGCCCCGCCGCAAAAATGCTCTGGCCTACAGTGATGAACGCTTGGGTCTTCGCCATCCTCATTGCGTTGTCGGCAGCGGTGCGCTGCATGCCAGCCTGATATTTAGACATGGCTATAGCAAAGTCAGCATTGCTCTTGGCCCCTTTGAGCTGGGTCACGCCTTCACGCATGTTGAGGTTTGCTATCAGGTCTGGCGTGGTGCCGGACATAAACGGGTCCATGTTGCTGGCCGCTTGCCGTGCGGTGTTTGCCGCCAGAACCCTTTCCAGATTCTTCAGCGCCTGAACACCTTCACGCCTAGCGTTCACAGCGGTGACCCGTCCTTGCAATTCAGATTGCCTAGATTCAGCGTTGAGCTGATCGCGTTTTGCTTTGCCAGCATCAAGTTGAGCCTTGGCGCTCAATACCCCGGTGACGACTGCGACGGCTGCTAATACTGGACCTGACATCTACTGCCCTATCGATACTTTGTAGTCGAGGGCCAACAAGGTGAAGAACACCGGCTGGCTTTGACTGATGGTGATTTGTGCGTCCCGGTCATAGCCGAGGAACCCTTGCGTCTTTTTCAAGCCCGTGAAGGTCGGCACCGCTCCTGCGCCAGACAAGGGCAGGGACTGCAACGAAACTTCACGTCCGTTCACGGTAAGGTTCTGCGATTTGTATAGAACCGGGTTGATCTCCAGGATGCGCCGGCGTTGGCTTTGAATGGTGCCGGATGGCAGACGTGGCTCAAAGGGCTGCGTCCTGACCGTGACGGTGTAGGGAAGCCCCACCTCGGCATAGCTGCTGGGTGTGCCACCCAGCGTCACCTGGCCGCTGCTGACGGTCTGATCGCTGTCTACGATGTCATCGCGCACAATGTTGACGGTCTTGCCCTCCAGGTGGCTGAGAGAGCCGGCAGTGGCACTTCCCGGCAAGCCCTGGTCGGGTGAGGTGGCCCCGCTGAAATACTGGATGGCTGCATCAGTGGTGCGGTCATCATCGAAGGTTTCGATATAGTATTTTGTGGCGCTGTTGATCGTGCGCTTCACGATGACATAGATGGTGTCTAGATCGACGCCGACATCGGTAAACTGACCGTCAGTGGTCAAGCTGGACGGGGCGACGATGGACTGACCGCGATTGATCATAAAAGCCGAGATGCTGCCGGCCAGGTCGGTACTGGCGGGACGATAGCCGGCAGTGTCAGTGCCGTTGACGATCAGCAACAGATCACCTTCGGTGGTGTCGGTGGCAGGGCGTAGAGCCATCCGCTTAGGGTCCATAAGCAAATGTGAACTCAACAGGGAGATATTGTTGGCCACATAAGACAGCTCCACGTCTGAAAACAGCAGCTCACGCAATGCTTTGCCTTGACGCTGTATGAACAGGGTGCCACCCTCGGCAGCTTGCGGCCGGATGCCGACCTTGGAGCCGCGCCGCGTGGCTGACTTGATTGTGACGTTCGACGGCGTGATCGGGTCTAGATCAGCCTGGGGCAGGAAGAACTCGGCCCCCGTGGTGAATATCTGTAGGTCACGGCCAGAGCGGATGCCGGTGATAGCATTGACCGCATCGGTTGTGAGGGTGATCAGAAACGCATCGTCATCTAGTGATTGACTGGGTTTGAAGTTGTTGTGGTCCCCAACCACTGATGCGAACAAGGTGGCGGGTAGCGAGGCGCTGCCACCAAAATACAATCGTCCCTCATGGAAGGAACAGGTGCGTGGCCAGCCGCGGGTATTGGACCAGGCATCTTCATAACCTGTTTCAATCTCAAGGTCGTCAAACTGTATTCCATCGGTGTTGATGAACGGAATTTCAACGATACAGTCGATATCACGAACACTGATGAATCTGACAATTCTAGCTCGGCCAAATCCTCTAGGCTCTTGGACCTGTATGAACTGGTCCACCATTCCTGAATTGAAAACGTCGGTGTTTGCAGTGATCGTTATGTTGCCATCGGTGGCGCTCGGCGTTGCTGCCCCTGGGTTGGACAAATTTGTAACGCTAGTTCCAAACCGCACTTTTGGTATTGATAGTGACAAGGCCGTCGCTGACCAGGTGGTATTGTTGGCCCCGCGCTGTATCTGGAACGGCGCAAAATTCTCATGGACGATGATCAGCGTGTCCTGGCTCTGAGTGAAATAGAGCTTGTCCATGTCGAAGTTGCTGACCTCATAGAGAGTGCCAACGGAATAATCTAGGTAGCTGTTGCCCGAACCGTTGATGTTGGTAAGCAGTGTCTGGTTGGCGAAGAACCTGAACCGGATGGTCGAGGTCGTGTTCAGAGCCGAGGCCACGATCATAAAGTTTTGCGTCGTGGAGAACTCGAACGGAATCAGGACCGAGCCATTGCTGGGATTGTCACCAGTGATATCGGTTATGAAGCGAAGACCAGGCCGGCGGGTGAAGCCACCCTGCGGCTCAAAGATGACATTGTCGGCAGTCTCGACCGACGAATAGTATTGCTGCAAATCGATCCGGCCCCGCAGGAGCGGGTCCAGCTCACCATTCGTAAAGCTAGACTGATATTGCTGTAGCCGTGTCATCGCACATCCGTCAGCAGATAATCACCTACAACCGAGGGCGTCTGGCCGCCGGCATCAATGTTCGCCGCCTGACGGAAGTAGCCACCTCGGAAACCATCGGCGGCGGTGCCAAGAGCTACCGAGCGCCAATATTCTGATTTTGTCGTTTGATCTGTGATGACCTCGGCCAAGTGCCAGGCCATCTGATAGGCCAAGAGCTGCACGAAGTAGGTCGGCATCAGCCCTTCGGATACCGCCTTCTGATAGTCAATATGGATTTCGGTAGCGTCAGTAATCAGCACCGCGCCGCCGGTTGGCGACTGGGCGATCTCCCAGACTTTGAAGATTGCTGCCCCGGCTAGAGAGCTGGTGCGAACGGCCCGTGGCACGCCAGTGACCATGTCGTTGGGCAGCAGAAACTGATTGTCGTATTCGTTGTTGGGGCTGACCGTATCTTTGGTGAGCTGCTGCTTGGCAATGGTGAAGCTCCAGGGATACATCCCGAACGTCTGGAACTTTACCTCTTTGTAGATTGTGGTAGCGGCTGTTGCTGCCGGCGTTCCATCTGCAAACGATGTAATTGCTTCGGCCCCCAACAACAGGAGTGCCTTGTTACAGATGCTAACATCGGTATCGCCAACGGCCATCTAAACCTCCACGGGGAAGGGGGCCGGCGAACCGGCCCCGTTCGTTTAGTCACTATCGGTTTGGGCGATAGTTGTGCCATTGGTTACATCAACGACACTGCCAGTATTGCTGGCCACAGTGTGGATCGAAGACGCCAGAGTGCCGCCGGTGGAGGTTACCGAAATGATAACGTCACCAACTGCCACGTCTTTTGCCACGTCGTTGAAGTAACCTTCGCCGTCCACCACTGTGACAGCATCGGCTGTCGTGTAGGTGAACAACTGGGGTGCGGTGCCTTTTTTAGACTGACCGCCGATTGGGTTCCAACCCGCTCTTGCAAATGCCATGATCAGTCCTCCTAGCTTTCGTCCATGACGACATCGACGATGCCATCAGTGTCAATCGCTACAGCGCCCATCGAAAGCATCGCGGTCACAAGGAACGACGTTTTCTGAGGGATGTAGTTGATTTCCGTTTTCGGTGCGATACCGACAGCCACACCTATGGCGCTGCGGTGGAACGCAAAGCCGGTGCGGTCGTTGGTTGCCAGCGGCAAACCGCCTTCATCACGATCGCCCACAATGTGGAACTGGAAGCCCATCATCGTGTTTATGCTGCCCTGAACCAGAGCTTGCAGTGTCTGGAAATCGCTCGAAATCGCACGCTCATCACCCAGCAACCCAGCCAGGTTGTTGGCGTGAATCACAAAGTGACGATCGGTGGGCGGCACGTTCTTCGCATCCAGTGCCTTCTTGGCAGCAATGATCTTGCCGACATTGAGGTTTGATGCGGAGGCCGAGCCACTGGTGACCACGGTCTTGGCGACAGTAGAGCCAGCCGAGGCGGTATTCAGAGCATCGATGATGATCTGGTCCTCACGCCGGCCGATGGCGTTACCCACCACCTGTGCCAGCTCCTGGCGCTCGTCAAAGTTGACTTTGGCCTGGTTGAACACATCCGAGTATTCAGCAGCCACAAAGTCAGAAAGCGTACAGCTCACCTGACTGAAGGCAGCGTTGATCGGCACGACATCGGTTTGGGGCGTGCGCGGAGACGCCTGACCCTTACCAACCTTCGGGAACTTGACGGTATCACCGACAACCCCGGTGCGCGTCCGCGCAGCCCCGCGAAGCACGGCAGCAGACTGGTACGCCTGATGCACTTCAGCTTCAAAGAGCTGGACAAACGCTGGAGAGAGATTCGTGGACATGATTGTCACTCCTCGTTTGAACACACAAGATTTTCGCCTTGCGGGTTGTCGGGAGTGATCCCGGCCCTGGCTACGCGATCCGTCGCGCACGGTCTATTTCTAGACGCCAGACCGGCCCTTTCGGGTTATCAGTCGATCAAGATATGACACACAACCTGGGTGTTGTAAATACTGCACCCCATACATCTGGTGCCTGTACGTTTGAAAAAGGTGGAGGGAGGAAACTGACAGGGAACCCCCCTCCATAGTTGCCAACGGATAGGAGGAACTAGCGTCCGTTGGCGTACCTTCTCTCAAAGAGTGTTTCGACATTGGCGCGATACCAGGTCGGATCACTGGCGCGTGGGTCTTTCATCAGCTCCTGTACCTTGGCATCAAAGTCTTCCTTGCTCTCACCGGCCTCGGCCACATCATTGACTGGCATCCGAGCCAGGTCACCTGTCATAGCGCGGACCTTTTGCATCAGCACCTGGCCCACAGCCGTGCCGCCCCAGACGTTTAGTTCTTCGCGCATCTCTTCAGATATGATGCCTTTTAGCAGCAAGCCATTCGCCCATTCCTTATTCGACTTGATGATCGCCGCGGCTTGCGGCCCTAGAGCTTCCATTTCGTTCTGGAGATTGAGTTGCATTTCGACGCCGGCCTCACCAGCAATGCCAGAGATTGTTTCTGCCAGCTCTGAGAACGCCGCCTGGTTGATGCCGTATTTCTGCGCCCATTCAAGATAGCCGCTCACCACCGGGTCATCAGCTTCATAGCCGGCTTCGGTCAGAGCGGTCATATCATACTCGCCATTTTCAGGCGGCTTGTGTTCGCCGTGATGAAACTTTTTTTCTAGTTCGTACTGGCTCTTGGCCATGCCCTCTAGATCGGGGCCGTCCTTCTCATCCCAGTGTTTGCTGGGGAACCATTCGGGCCGCTCATAGATGATCTCCTCATCATCTTCGGCTGCTTCTTGCTCCGCGCCTTCAAGGTGCGGCATGGCTTCGGGTTCTTTGTTGGCCTCTTCGTCGAGCGTCACGCTGGCCATCAGGCCGTCAGGAGCCGGTGCTTCTTCCGGTTGTTCCTGGGGCTGGTGGTTGTCATCTTGGCTCATTGGCTCTTTTCATCCTCTGTTCGATTTCGCGATAGATGCTGTTCTGGCCTTCACGCGCATAGCCAAATGATGGCTCGGCCCCCGGCACCCAGGCCGGTTGGTCCACGGTGATGGCTTTGAGGTGGGCCAGCACTTTCTTGCCGGCCTCGGTATCAAAGGTGCGTTTGAACACGATGTCGAGATCGCGCTGGAGATTTACATCATGGATGACGATCGGCGCATCGTCGGTCTCTAGGCCGTCCCATCCGGGCGCATTGATCGACCTGATTTTGTCGGCTTGGTTCATTCAGCTACTTCCTGCATAGGCAGCTCGACGCCTTGCGCCTGGGCTGCGGCCTGGGCGGCTTGAATCATCTGCTGCTGTATCTGTTGACGTTCCTGCGGCGTGGTTCGCAGTGAGGCCGGGATGCCGAGCTGGTCGGCGACATAATCACCGATTGCGTCCATTTTGATCAGCGTCTGGCCCATAGGTCCGAGCTGCTGGGCGATCTGCATGAACTGCAAAACCTCGTTCAGCTTCTCGGCATTGTTCGCCATAGCTAACGGACTAATCGGCACCACGGTGACCTCTAGCCCGTTCACCTTCAGCGGCAGATCGATCATGCCCATTTCATCCATCAGCTCTAGGGTACGGCGCACGATCGGAAACATGGTTTCAGATATCAGCCGGCCAAAGGCACTGCCCAGATTCTGGGACAGCTCTGATAGCTTGGCATTGATCTCGGTAGCCGACCGGGCGCTCATGTTCTCCGGTGCCAGGCTTTCATCCAGCAGCGTCTTCTTGATGTTGGTGCGAAGATCATTGCTGACGATCTGCGAGAGGTTGGCATCGCCCGAACGGGGCAGGGGTGCCAGTGACGGGCCACGCGGCCCACCATTGGAGCTGACGCCGATGACCGCGCCCGGAATGATGCTGATTGTCTGCGGGTTCAGGACGCCGTCATCGACTGCCGTGAACACACCGCCGATAGATATGCTGGCATTCTTCAGTGTCAGCTCGACCACCTTGTTCAGCGTTTTGATATCCGGCAGCGCATAGAGGACCGGCCCTCGGCCATACCGTTCGTTGCTGGCTTTCATGTAGCGGCTGATCACCCAGGGGAAGCTCTTGAGCTGCCGGTGTAGAATTCGATCATCGCCCTCATAGGTCATGACACAGTAATGGATGACGCCATCGATCGTGTAGGTGGCTTCCAGCAGCTCGACGTTTTCGGTCGGGTCATCCTGGTATTTCTGGACCATGCTGTCCGGGATTTCGGCATCCGGGAACTCTAGCTGTAGAAGACGATAGGGGCGCTTGAACCGGCGATAGACGGTATCGACCGAGCCGTTTGGACCTTCCTCAAAGGTGATATGGTAGGACGGGATCGCGGTGTAGCGGATCGGGGTGACATCATCGCCAGGCTGTATCAGCATTACGGCCGTGCCGACTGCTAGGTCCAGCAGGAACTCACCCATCGCCAGGTCAAAGCCTGACTGGTTCATGATGGCGAACATCCGCTCCGAATAGAAATCTAGCGCCTGTTGCGCTTCGACCTTGCGGTCGGCCGGGATTTCGTTGCCCGGTTCCAGCCGGCACCAGGACCGCTGCGGAGGGAACAGACTGGACTGGATGCGGTTTGCGAACCGGGCTGTGCTATGGATGGCGGTGCTGTCGAAGACCCGCTTCATCTTGTTCTGGCCGGGAACATCGCCCTCATAGTAGCCGTCATAAAGATTCCGCATGGGGAGCGCGTATTCGTAGGCTTCCTCATAGATGCTGCGCCATTGCTCTTTGTGAGCCTGGGCTTTCTTGTAGCGGCGCTTGATCTCTCTGACTTCTAGCATGTCACGCCTTCTTGTGTCGGTTGGCGAAGTTTCGGGCGGCTTCTACGCTGCCAAATCCCCAGGCTTTGAGCGCGAGAGCCTTGCGGGTGGGCCGGCCCTGGTCGTCTTTCATCGGACCCTTCATCCCGGCGAATCTGGCGGCAAACGAAACTCTTCGTGGCGAAGTTCCCGATGATAACGGGCGACGGAGGTTAGAGCCTTCAGTCTTCTTGAAGTGCTTGCGCCCGGCTTCATTCAGACCACCGCTGGGGTTTTGAAAGCGTTTAGCTACCATACGACTTAGGTGCCGCCTTCTTCTTGCCCACCTTCTTCATCGCTGCTTTCCGCAGCTTCATCGTCTTGTCGTTCATCTTGCTGGCCATTGGCCGCTTCGTCCCGTAGTGGCTCGGCATTGTCAGGCTCCCTAAAACGTGGGTTGCGGATATATCGGCGCATCAGCGGCCTCTTGGATTGCGACCGGCACCTAGATTGGTTTGCAGGACATCACGGCCAGTGTCGCCGGCGACTACGCCGGGGGCCATCAGGTTGGGCCGACGGCCACCACGCGATCTTGACCGTTGCCTGGAGCGAACCCGTCGGGCCACCTCTTGCTCTTCCTCCGCGACAGCCACTTCTTGCTGTTCAATCTCCTCCTCGACTTCAGGAGGGGGCGGGGGCGGGGCTTTAGGTCTTTGCGGAACGATGCGCCTGACTACATTGCTCATCTAGAAATACCTCGCGTACATCCAGTAATCTGAACCGTCGGGGCCGTAGTGCTTCAACAAGCCCTCTCTCTGAAAATAACAGCGTTGCGCCCAGCGATCTGCCCGAACATTCGCCGAATGAACCGTGAACTGTAGCCGTTTCGTTCCCATCTTGCCGGCGGCATGCTCAAAGAAAGCCAGAGAACCACGATGCAGGGCCACGGTCTTTTTGCTGATCTCCGGTGATGGCATCAGCCACATCTCACAGGTGCCGGGCCAAAGCTCAAAAATGCCGAACTGGGCGGTGATGACGCCATCACAGACAACGGTGTAGGCATGGCCGGCCTCGGCGTAGGCTTTGAGGTAATCCTTGTAGCCGTCCATCATATCGATGTTCGCAGCATCGAACTCATTCAGCTCGGCATGGTAGAGATGATAGACCGACCACGGGATCACCCGGTTCCGGGGCAAGTCCATCCGCATCACCGCGTTCAGCTCATCAAGAGAAAACATCGAAGTCTAAGACCTTGGCCTGTACCGGCTTGCCGCCCATAGGCTGCACCCGCTTGGTCATAATTTTATGCTCGGACCCCAAGAGGCAGTAGCCGGCGGCATCCCCGACGTGGGAATGCTCGTTCTTGTTGGGGCTGTCCTTGAACCGCTCCTGGCCGGCACCGATAGCCACCCGCTTGAAATGATAGCCACCGCCCAGGCTCTTACGCAGACGCATGCATTTACGATCAATCATAAAGCCCGGCTTGCCCTCAATCAGCCGGCCCATCGGTATCGCCAAGGCTTCACGCCGGGTCCGAAACTCGTTGGTCGCCGTCGGCCGGGCCAGCATGCCGTGCGTCTTCAGGTGATCAAAGGCCGTCGTCTCAAATATCTGGTCCCGCTGTTGACCGGCTGGGTCACCCCAGATCAGCGTCTGATAGCGCGGGAAGTATGTCTCCAGCTCCGACTTCAGCATCGTACAGAACCGCTCCAGGCCCATATCAAAGCTCACCAGCTCATGCAGGACATTCCAGCGGCCATTCGGTAATCGCTGGGCAAAGACCGCTGCCGGCGTCAAACCAAAGTCGAGGCCCACATGGACCGGCAGATTCTCAATCGGCTCCAGGTCATCAGCCATCATGGCATCATTGTATTCCGGCCAGACCGGCCGGCCCTCCTGGACAAAGGTATATTCGCCCTTTGCATAGCACCGAATCCAGTCGAGGTTCTTGCCGCCCAGAAGCTGATCATAGTAGCCCGTCGGTAGGTTTTTCAGGTTCTCGGCATGCGGGTTGGTCCGCCACCATTTGCCGGCCTGGTGCGTGTAGCCCTGGGCTTCGGGCATATCTTCAGGCAGCTCCTCCAGCGGCACCTCCAAGACCCCGCCCGGCTGACGAAAGAATTCCCACTTGAACCGACCCGCCGGCGTCTCCTTTTCAGCCAACCGAAAATACCAGTGATCGTCATCACAGGGGTTGGTATCCATGATCACGCCGCGCCAGGACGGCCCACCATCTGCCTTGGAGGGGTAACGACCCACGCGGTGCGTCAGACCATCGATAATGGCTTTCGGCAGCTCCCGGCACTCATTGACCCACGCCCCGGTCAGCTCTAACGACAAGACCTTCCGCACGTCCTTCGGATCATCCAATGCCAGGAAGATCACCTCCATATCAATCCCAGCAGCGCCATCACGGGGCGGCAGCTTGATATGGTGCGTAATCGGCGGCGCATACTTCACCGGCCCCCACATGGCTTCTGGCAGCAGCTCCAGCCACGTCTTCAACGTCGTCGTCCGCAGCATCGGGTGCGTGTTACGGACAATCGCAAACCTTGAATACTTGATGCCGTCACGCGGCGAGGGACGCTGTTGTACCGCCCTCCTGAATATCTCCGCACAACAGGCATAGCTCTTGCCGCTGCCCACTGGCCCCATCAAGCCCCGGACAAAGGCATCGCTGTTGAAGAACCCAGCCACCGTCGGGGCCGAGCTGAAGTCCAGTTTAAGACCCTTTGTTTCCTGATCCATCCTTCTCTCCTGGCATCACCATTTCAATCGCCACGACACTCGGCTTGTCGACTTCCTTCTCCTGGTCCAACAAGCCGGCACTCTTCGCCAGCATCTGTAAGACCCGGACCTTGTCGATCAGCTCGACCTCTACCTGATCACCGTTCCGCGTCGGCGTGATCTTGATCTTCTTGATCGCCGATAGCGCATGCTCCGGGATGTCATCAATGTCCTTCAGACGGACCGTACCGCCCTCAATGTCCACCACGTCAGTGATCTTAGAGCCGGCCAGACGCAGCATCTCTTCAGCCAGCGCATCCCGGTTGTCATAGATGATCGATGACCCACGAAGCCGCTTCCTAATCTCACCCATCACCGGCGGGGGATGCGGAACCTTGCGCCTACTCATTGCCAGGGATCACCCTGCGGTGCCGCCTGCGGAGCCGGCTGCTGACCACCACCATCATCTTCAAAGGCCCGGAGCCAGACCTCACCCTTCGCATCCGGTAACGGCAACGCATCCATCTTGATGCCCTTGATCTTGTCACCGTCCATGAACACTGAACCTAGCCTGATCCAGATCGGCTTCTCACGGCCCTCAATCTCCTTGGCCTGGACCAAATTCATTCTCTTCGTCATCGCTGCTTCCTTTCACGAAAAAGCTGGAAATATTTTTGTGTGACCCCCATGTATACGCGGCGACCGGGGGAGGGGCATGGGTGCCATTTTGCGACCTGCCCGGTCGTGCCTGCCTGACAGCGTGACCAATGACCAGCCGAACGTCTGGTGCTTGTACATCATGCTGTCTCCCGGCTCTGCTTCCTAG